TTGAGAGATGCGCCGCCGCCATACGAGCAAGGACATGAAAGACTACCTCGCAGGCCAGGCTACCTGGCGCACGCCCGAAGATGACCCGCCGCCGCTAGGCGTGAAGATGCTGTTGCTCAATCCTGGCGGCGTGTGCGTCATTGGCACCTGGTCCGAGTGGGCAGTTGCCTGGGCGCCACTGCCAAGGGTGCCTCAACACATTAAGGAGGTATTGACGTGAAAGATTTGACCATTGGCGATGTGATGGGCATTGCCAGAAACACAGGGTTTGATCAGCACGCAGAGAATCTTTTTATCTTTGCGGCGCAGATTGAGTTTGTTGCAGGCGAAGCACGCTTAAACCATTGCATTGAGTTGCTGGAGAAAAACGGCTATGACGATGCGGCGGAACTATTGAAAGGACAGGGATGAACCTGAACGATATGGCGAGAAAAGCCTGGGTCAATGGATTGATTGAGAACTTCCCACGAGGCGAGTACGAAAAATTGCAATGGGAAGTGCTTGAAGAGATGGTGATGGAGCTGGAGCGCCGAACGCGTGAACTTGTACAACTTGCCGAGCTTGAGCGTAAGCGTTGGGGGAAATTATGAGACCTGTAACCATTCTTGTTCCAGCGTATAAGCCTGAACACCTATACACGACGCTAGCCAGCATCGATGCGCAGACTTATCCGCGCATCAAAGTCATCATTGGTAATCACAGTCCTGATGAAAATGACCACCACATGATCAATGATATGGCGCAGCGTTATGACTTTGAAGTCATTGACACGCACCTTATCTGTCCAGGCGATCAGGTGGCGCATTACGCTTATCTTTGGGATCAAGCAGATTCCGATTTAGTGCGCTTTGTGTATGACGATGATGTGATTTATCCATCATCAACGTCCTACTTAGTTGATTTGGCGGATCAGCACCGTGACGCCGTGATGTTTTGGCATCAACGCCATTGGATTGACGGTGCCGGGCGATTTCTTCGCGCACCAGGCTTTATCAATCAAGATGAGTTGATGAAGTCATCACGCGAGAACATCTTGCGGCTTATGGCGATGCACAAGAACTTCATTGGCGAGCCTTCGTTTGTGATGATGGATCGCTCCAAGTGCGCATTCACCATGACCTACGCGCCACTTGGCAAGTTGGCGCCAAGGCATTACTTGGGTGATGTGACTTCGTATCTTGAAGCCACGCGCCACGGGCCAGCGGTAGGCGGTGGGGCGCACCTGGGGGCGTTTCGCTTGCACGCGAACCAAGACTCCAACAAGGACAACCCGCGCCACACATTAGGGATGGTGGATTGGGAGATGTTTATGCGCTACGAATACCTTGGCGGCAACATCAACCGAGTTACGGCTGAAGATTGGGGGCGTACGGTTTTGCAGACTTACTGGGCTGAGATGGAGCGCAGGCCGCAGTTGCGTTTATTCCACTCGCGTTTGTCAGCAGATATGGCGTTTAACAAACTCGCCAGCATGAGCGGATTTCTTCAGGATTACCACGCGTTGCGCATGAATCTTGCGCATTGATGCGCGAATGTGCTAGTGTCTGCCCCCAAATGGGGGTAGTGCCATGAAAGCCAAGCCAGTGTGGGATAAAGCGCGTCCAAAGTCATTGGGCAAGAGCGAACCGTTATCCAAGAAGGAAAAAGCCAGCGCCAAAGCCATGGCGAAATCCGCTGGAAGGCCATACCCAAACCTTGTTGACAATATGCGTGCTGCAAGGTCTAAGCAATGAGCAAGCAAGTACGCGATTCAGCGGGTCATTTGTGGCCTGAAGTTATTGGTCGCTTTGGCACAACGACGATGCTTACAACGTCAGACGCAAGCCAGCAATCGCACGCTGCCGGAACCGGCGTAACGCTTATGCGTGTTTCCAATGGCTCCGATGATGGCAGGCACTTGCATTTCAAAGCAGGTGAAAACCCAACTGCAACAATTGATGATCCTATTATTCCCGCTTACCAAACTGAGTATGTGGCGGTCAATCCCGGCGACAAAGTTGCCATCATTTCGGGCCATAGCCACACTTTTCACGTCACCATCACGGACATACTGCCATCATGATGAAAAAGACCAAAGCCGAGAAGAAAATCTCCAAAGTTATGCGCGAGTACAAGGCTGGCAAGTTGCATTCGGGTAGCAAGAAAGGTCCAGAAGTGACAAACCCGAAGCAGGCCATAGCCATTGCGCTGTCTGAAGCCGGTAAAGCGAAGAAAAAGTGATGGAATGCCCTATTGAAACCAAAGACCCGGTTGCGAACTTAAAGAATCGCAATTGGGCGTTTGCTAATGTGGGTTACGGCCCTGCTAACCCTGAATTGCCTAACCGTGAATTCTGGAACGCTAAGGCTGAAACGTGGAATACGGACCTGGCGCAAGCCAAGTCAATGCGTTGCGGCAACTGCGCCGCCTTCATCCAAACGCCTGAAATGATTGAGTGCATCACAGGTGGTATGGAGGGTGAAAGCGACGAAGAGAACGGCGAATCATACGAAGAAGGCGAAGGCGAAGAGAACGAAGACTTAGAGATGGCGGTGCAAGATGCCGCCGATCTTGGTTACTGCGAACTATTTCACTTCAAATGTGCAGCGGCACGCACCTGTGACGCCTGGTTAGTTGGCGGGCCCATCACATCAATGGCGAACTCACGCCGCCAGCGCGAAGCCGTTGAGTTTCAGCGCGTCAACTTTATGCGTGAGGAAGATTGATGATTAAGCGCGGGTCAGAAACGTTTTCTGGTTATAACAAGCCTAAGAAAACGCCAAATCATCCTAAGAAAAGCCACGCTGTATTGGCGAAATCAGGTGATGAGGTAAAACTGATTCGTTTTGGGCAACAAGGCGTTCAAGGTTCACCGGAAGGCACCAAACGCAACGAGGCATTCAAAGCAAGACATGCTGCGAATATTGCCAAGGGCAAAATGAGTGCGGCTTATTGGGCCAATAAAGTCAAATGGTGAACTATGGACGTTGAAATGAACCTTGCTACCGGCATCAAGTCCGGTGAGCCTATGGACGAGACTGAAGTTCAAGCCATTGTTGCGGCTGAACTTGTTGACGCTACCAATTTCATTGATTTGGAGATTGGCAATCTTCGCGCTCGCGCCACGGAATACTACTTTGGCGATCCATTTGGCGATGAAGAAGAGGGGCGCAGCCAGGTTGTATCAATGGATGTGCGCGACACAGTGCAGGCCATTCTGCCGAGCCTCATGCGCATTTTCTTCTCATCAGAAAACGTTGTTCAGTATGTGCCGCGCAACATGGAAGATGCGCCGATGGCAGAGCAGGCCACAGATTATGTGCGCTATATCCTGAACGAAGACAACAATGGTTTTGTGCTGTTTCACTCCATCTTCAAGGACGCCTTGGTACGCAAGACAGGCGTTTGCAAATGGTGGGTTGATGAACACATTGAAATCAAGAATGAAAACTACACGGGTCTTGATGACGCGCAACTATCGTTGATTCTTGGTCAGGAAGGCGTTGAGATGGTGGACTTAATGTCCGCTGAAGACCCATCAGCGCCGCCACCTGTGATTGATCCATTAACCGGCCAGCAACTGACGCCAACCGTGATGATTCACGACGTAACGGTGAGCCGCAAAGTTATCACCAAGCGTTTTCGTGTCGAAAGCCTGGCACCTGAAGAGTTTATCGTTGACCGTAGAGCGAGAACGCTCGAGGACGCAGACATTGTGGCGCACAGGAAACTTGCCACTGTGTCTGAGCTTGTTGCCATGGGCTATGACCAGGAGTTGGTCGAGTCCAATACAGGCGAAGACGAACTCGACACAAACATTGAGCGCATTGCGCGTAATCCTGCACAAATGATGTTTGGCGAGTCTGCCAACAATCCTGCGCAACGCCGTGTGCTTTATACCGAAAGTTATATAAGGCTTGACCAAGACGGTGATGGTGTGGCGGAACTTCGCAAGATTTGCACCATGGGACCGTCATACAAGATCGTTGCCAACGATCCGGCGGATGATGTGCCCTTTGCTTACTTCTGTCCTGATCCTGAGCCTCATACACTTTTTGGTATGTCCACGGCTGATGTGACCATGGACATTCAGCGCATCAAGTCAGTGATTTTGCGCAATATGCTTGATTCATTGGCGCAATCCATTCATCCGCGAACCGGCGTGGTTGAAG